CGGTTGCAAGGGCGTTGTTCATGGCCGACTTGAATGCGCCGCCGATTGCTTCACCGATATTTGTTCCGACATTTGTAAAAATGCCCTTGATCGTGTTCCAGATCCCCGAAAAGAAGGATCCAATATTGCTAAACACGTTTTTAATATTCGTGTATGCTTCCGTGAATTTTGTGTAAAACCATGATCCAACCGTTGAAAATACGGACTTAATATCTGTGTATCTATCGTTGAACCACTGGCCGATCGCGGAAAATACGTTTTTCACGTTCGTATAGGCATTTTGAAACATGGTTTGAAACCACGTCGCCACGGTTGACAGGGCGTTTTTAATGTCCGTCCACCGGGCCGCGAACCACTGGCCGATCCCTGAAAAAATCGTTGTTATTGCCGTGTAAGCTGCGCGGAACTTGTCCGCAAACCACGCGCCGACGCCTGAAAAGATCGAAACAATCCCGAACCATATATCAGAGAAAATTTTCTTCACATTGACGCCGAACGTCTGAAAGAATGTGATTATATAATTCACTACCGCCGTTATAAGATTTTTCACAATCTCGATCAGGTTTTTCAGTGCTGCTTCTATGTACTGGCTGAACCCGTCCAGATCGCCCCTGAATAGTGCCATAAATGCGCTAATAATGTTACTTACAAAGTCGATCGCATTTTTCACCGCTGAAATGATCGGCGCTACTGCTGAAAGTGCGCCCTGTATCACCGCCATAACGTAGGTCGTGAAAAACTGGAATACAGGCTTCAATTTTTCCATTAAATTTTTGAAACTTTCGCCCAACTGCTGCAAGATCGGCTTTATTTTCTCGATCGTTTCCGAAACGCTCTTTTTGATCTCTGCGAATGCTTTATCTACCATTTCACGGAACCAGTCGCACTTCTTATACATCAATACGAAGCCCGCCACAAGCGCCACCACGGCCGCGACAACGGCCCCGATCGGGTTTGCTGATAAAATAGCCCACAAGCCTTTCCCGGCCGTTCCTGCCGCCTTGAATACGCCTGATATTTTAGAAAATGCCCCGATCGCCTTCGATACTCCTGAAGAAAGTTTCCCGAAAATAATTAAAGCCGGTCCGATCGCCGCCACTACCGCGCCAATCTTTACGATCGTTTCTTTCTGCGTGTCGTTCAGGTTCTTAAACCACTGTGAAAAGGCTTTTACCTTTTCCACTACGCGCTCCAGAACGGGCGTTACTGTCTGCATTAAGGTATTTCCAAGATCTGCGCCTGCTGCTTTCAAATTGTTAAGCGCGACTTTTGCCTGATCTGGCGGATCCAGTGTCGCGTTGAATGTGTCTTCGACTACGTTTCCGTAATCTGATAAGGCGCCGGAAAGATCGTCGATAGAAAGGCGGCCTTCCCTGATCGCCTGCGTCATTTCTGCGGCGCCCTTCTTTCCGAATAACTCCGTCGCTGCCTGCAGTGCGTCTGTTTCGCTGCTTGCGTTTTTGATCTTCTCGATCGTTTCGCCCAGTGCGTCTTTTAGATCCTTTCCGTCCGCTGTCGCGTTCTGCTGCGCCTTCTTCAATCCTGCAAGCGCTGTTGTGGCGTCCACGCCGTTCGCTTCAAACTGTGCAAGTAAATTTACCGAAGACGTGAGATCAAGGCCCATTTCCTTTAATGTGGCGCCGTTGGTCTGTAATGTATTCTGCAGCGTGTCCATGGAAATTCCCGTGTCTTGCCCTGCTTTTGTAAGAAGGCCCAACACTTCGCCGGTGTGGCTGCTGTCAACGCCGAATTTCGTCATTATGGCGTCTACGCTGTCGATCGCGCCGTTTAAGTCCGTTCCGTTGATCTCCGAAAACTGAATGAATTTTGAAGAAAGGTCTTCAAGTTCTTTTCCGGTAGAGCCGAAGCGGGTGTTTACCTCTCCGATCGCAATTCCGGCCGTTTCCGCTTCTGTTGGAAGTGAAGTAAAAACGGCGTCCATGCTGTCTTGCAAGCCGTCCAACGCTTCCCCGGAAGCGCCCGTTTTCGTTATGATCGTATCGTAACCGGCGTCTAATTCATTAAATGCCGCGATCGAAGCGGTCCCGATCCCTGCGATTGCTCCCGTCACCGGAAGAAGTTTCTTTCCCAGTGCTTCGGACTTTTTGCCAATCTTTCCGGCGATCTCTCCCACCTTTTCAAGTGTTGAATTGCTGTCCTCTGCTGCCGTTTTCAGGTTTTTCAGGTCTGCTTCTGTCTTTATGATTTCTCTTTGTAATGCCCGGTACTGTTCTTCCGACACTTCGCCGTTTTCAAACTGCTTCTGAACCTGCGCTTCTGCTGACTTCAAAACGTCCAGTTTTTCAGAAGTAGCGGCCACGGCTTCTTTTAGAAGTGTCTGTTTCTGTGCCAGAAGTTCCGTATTTTTCGGATCCAGTTTCAGGCCCTTTTCGACTTCTTTTAATTCTTTCTGCAGATCGCGTGACTGTTTATTGACGCCCGAAAGGGCTTTATCCAACTTCGTAGTGTCGCCGCCGATCTCAATGGTAATTCCTTTTATTGTGCTTGCTGCCACCTGCTATTCACCGCCCCTTCGTTTGAACTTCTCGCGAATGGCCTTTCGGTCCGGTTCTGTTTGCGAAATTCTCCAACAATTTTCAAGGTAGTTTCTGCCTTCCTTTGTCTGGTTCATTTCATGAATAAACGCTTCGCGCATGAAGAAAAGGTATAGATCAAGGTCCAGTTCTTGCACCTGCCATATATTCAAACCGGTGTAGTCAATCACCAGTTTTTCGCCGCGTGTGAGTGTTTTATAGTACACCCCTTCGTTATCCCCGCCGGGATAGAAGGGGATCTTTAGTTTGGGTTATTCTTTACGCCGCCCGCGAACTCCATGTAAGCGTCGATCAGCGCTTCCATTTCCTCGGTGTCGTAATCGTCCGTGATCTCTTTCGTCGTCACCTGCTCCCCGGTCATATTGTGGGAAAGAATTTCGGCGCAAAGGCCGCCCAGTGTGTCCAGGGCGTCTTCTGCCGTCATGCTGTCCGTGTCCATTTCCTGCAGCGCTGACAGTTTTTCAAACGTCTTTTTCATAGGCATTTTCACGATCAGTTTTCTATTGTCTTTCAGTGTTACGGTCATGAAGGAACGCTTCACCTTGTTAAAATCAAAACTTAAATTCGCCACGCTAATTTCTCCTTTCTGCTAAATAACGGCAAGGCGTACCCGCCGCCCTGCCGTTATGGTTTTGCTTTTATACTGCTGCTGCTTCGCTCTCTGTCATTTCCTCTTCGTACATAAGAAGGGTTCCTTCTTCGTCCATAGGAAGGGCCGTGATCTCTTCGTCCACAACGGTTTCTTTGTCTTTCTCGAAAGAAATTGTAAAGCCTGCCTGATTGTTTCCGACAATCATTACCCAAATATCGCCGTCCACTGCGTCTTTGTGGTGAAGGCAGATAACATAGCGCGCGCCCTGTCTGTTGTCGATACCGCCGATCTTTACGGTGCGGCGCTTCTTCGCCTTGTCTTCTGTAACTCTGGCAGTGTCACAAAGGTATTTGAACTTGTTTCCGTCAAAGGTCATAATTCCTGTTTTCAGGGTTACTTCCTCTTCTGTTACGATCGTTTTGCTCTTCTTTCCAGTGTCGTCCTTTGCGGTGTAGAAAGAAGGTTTGTATTCCACGGACGCGCCGCCGGAAATATAGGCCATCAAATTTTCAGGCTTGCAAATATCTGCAGTCACCGGAACGGTCGAACCGTCGAAGGCCTGAATATACACATCAGCGCTTCCAAGAATTATTCTTTCCATGCTCTGTTCTCCTTTCATTTTTTCTGTGTGATCGTGAAGTCGTAGGCCGTCTGTGTTGTGTCTTCCTGTGGTATCTGTGCTTGATACTTCCGAAACTCAACGTCGAACAAAACCTTTTCTTCGATCTGCTTTTCCAGATCCGGATCTGCTTTTCTCTCTGTATAAAGTTCCAGTGATCCTTCAATCTCACGGATCCGGTTTTTGGTATCGTCGCCCCGCTGCCTTTCCGCGGAAAGATACACAAGAAACGGGGGATCCGGTACCGGTTTTTTATTTGTTGCTGTGAACTGATTTCGCGCAATCGGAAGGCCTAACCCTTCGGCGCGTTTTATGATCTCTTCAAACGTCGTCACCTTCCGATCGCTCCTTTCACTTTGTCTTCAAACTCTGCCGCGGCTTTTTCCTCTACCGGGCGAATATGTTCGATCGCTTTTACTCTGCGTCCGTCGCGGCCGACGTGTCCTTTTTCAAGAAGGTGTGTCAACTGATAATCGGTCTTGTTGTAAACCGTGTTTCGTTTGGAACTCTTGCTTTCGTAAGTGTTCTTTTTGGCCCACCCCTTCGCATAAGAACCAGTTAAAACCGGGCTTGTGCTTTTCAACTCCTGAACGGCTTCTTCGGCCACTTCGTCGGTTGCTTTTTTGATCGCGTCCGCTACTTCCTGCGAATACTCGCTAAGCCCCTGCGCCAATTCCTGCGCAAGTTCACTAACCTTTATACCCACTATCTGTTCCCTACTCTCTGCCCTGCGTACACTTCGATCTTGTCGTTTGCTTTCGGGCCATACGTCCGGTACACCGTCAAGCGCTCCGAACCGCACAGAACGACGTCTTGACCGGTGTATTCGTTCGCGAAAACCTCAAACATATAGCGGGCCTTCATTCCCTTTTCACCTGCTGCCGCGTATTCATCACGGCCGATCGGGTTCACCGTTGCGAAAACCTTCGCTTTCACGTCTTCTTCGCGGGTTTCTCCCTGATCTATCAATGTTATTACTGCGTCGATCTGTACTCACCGCCTTTTATTTTGGTTAAGATCATGTTGTAACTGTTCATTAACCGTTCGTGGTTTGCGTCCATGCTATAATTTGCCTTGACATAAGTTAGAACGGCTTCAATTATCAATGGATCTTCCGGGGCTTTCAGGTATTCTTCCGCGACACCTATTCTTTTCAGGTCTGCCAGTACAAAGTCAACGTAACGGAAAACGTCTTCGTCCAGTTCGTCCGTTGACATTTTCCGCGTTCGTAACTTTGCGGCCGCCTTTAACTCGTCAATCGTCATAAGAAGCCGCCTTTCCTGTTATTGCTTACGCTGACGCCGGGCGTTTTACTCTGATGAAGCCATTGTGGGCCGCTACGGCACCGCCCGCGAAAATGTCCGCGCGGTATGCGATCTGTCCCTGCTTGAACTTATAATCAAGGGACTTTCTGGCGTCAATGTCAGAAAAGATCGCCATTTCGTAGTTGCTTAACGGTCCGTATGCCATGCAGTAAACGATCGCCTTTGTCTGTGCGTCTGTGACTGCTCCACAAGCGGAATTGATAACATACGGTACACCGTCGATCGTGCCGGTGTTTCCATGGTTCACAATGGTATAAACCTTTCTTCCCTGCTTGTCGCGAAGTTTCGCGAAGGCTTTCAGGTCCTTTTTGTTCAGAACCAGAACTGCAGCGTCTTCCACGTCCTCGTCGCCGCCGAAAGAATAAATAATTTCGTCCAGTGTTCCGTCGTCAACTGCGGTCATAGGAAGATCGGTTGTCGGATCGATAACCTGATCTTTTGTCTCTGTCGGGTTGTGGAAAATTCCCTTGAACTTTCCGGAAGTTCCGTCACCGATCAAGATCTGGCGGCTCATGTATCTACGGATCGCCTTTGTTACGGATCCTTCCACTACGCCGTCATAGTCTGCGTTCGGAAGTTTAATCATTTCTTCCGGTTCCTCGGTGTATGCGGTGATCTTCTGTTTCTCGATCGTTACATAGCCGAAAACGGGTTCTGTTGCGTTGTAGTCGCCGCCTTCTGGGGTGCCGCCTGCTCCGTCGCCGTAGGACTTAACATAGCCCCTCTGGTATGTCTCGCCGCCGTTTAACGGGATAGACGTTACGCGATCCACAAGGGAAGAAACGTCGTTAAAGGTTTCTTTCACATCTGCCGCGCTGTGTGTCGGTGTTACGGTCTGGCTGACAGAAAGGGCGTTCTTTACGCCGAATGTTTTCTTTGCAGAAAACTTAACCGCCTTTCCGTCTTTGATGTTCTGGCCGCGTTCCTCTCTGGCCTTGTCA